CTTGGAGCGACCCTACCTACAGGATAGGAATCAATTACTTTTCCAATTTCACTGATCTCTCCGTATGTTAAAGGTTTTAATTTTACAGTATACCCACTTTTTGGTAAGATAGTAGTCATTAATCCCTCTGAATCAGGTTCAACCCCTCTTATAATTGGAAGTTCGTCTAATCTTACACTTACTTTGAATTGTTTTTTGGTTAAAGGGTCTGTAACTGTAAGATCCAAATCAGGACCGAAAGATGTATTCCTCAAGAAAATTAAAATAGATTCTACGTCTCCCTCCAACATATCCTCTGGTCTCAAGTCAGGTTCAAATATTTTTGACCTTAGAAGGGTTAATGCGATGTCTTGTCCTCCAGCCATCAATATGTTTTCATCAGCCGCTGTCAGATAACCTACTTTAACAGACTTCTTCTTGTTTTTATAAAATAAACCACCTGAAGGAAGTGGTACCACATCGTGTGGTAGTGTCATATTCATTTGACCGTATTCTCTCGATTGATCTTCCATAATAAAAAAACCCTAAAGGGTACTCCTTTAGGGTTAAATATAAAAAGTATTGATTTTTTATAAAGTCTATTAGTAAATAAGAACGCAACGATCCATACGAAGTGTTGTCGAAATAGTTGCAAGTCCATCTGTATTGTAAGCCAAACTATTAAAGTTAACATCACTCAAGAATGTTCCATAAAGAATCCATTTTTCCACAACAACTCCTGTTGGGTCCAACATCTCCAAGTCTACGTCTTTCTTATAACCTGCAGCATATCCCATACGACCTGTTACAGACTCAGCACAAAGACGGACCCACTCCATTAAAGCTTGTGATGCAGAAGGACCAATTGGGTCTCTAAAGATAGCTGGAATTGTCTGCCAAGTGAATCTACCCGCAACATATGTTGATGTATTCAAGAATGGTATTTCTACAGGGTTAATTGTTATGTGAGGACGAGCAGTTGATTCTACAAACCACTCATTAATTCCCAAAGATGAAGGAAACCTCAAAATAAATCTATTTTGACGTTTAGGTTCATACGGGAGGGGCATTTTCATTAATAAATCAGCCATATTGTTATTTTTTTACACTTCGTTTATTGTTATAAATATAGGGGTTTGAAAAATTTTTCTATTGACTTTGTTTTTTGTTTTTATATTTCTTTCTTAGAACCAGAACCAGTATAAAAAGTCCTAACTAGATTATCTGGTTTATCTTTAAAATGTTTTTTCATTACCTCTACATTCTTAGGATCATCATCTGAAAATCCTATAACTGGCTTAGCTGGTATAAATTTATTACCTATATCTTTCTTTAAATAAACTCTTTTATTAAGTAATGCTGCCATTCCTTTAATATAAGAAACAAAATCATCCATAGCCATTACCTTTGCTTGCTCTGGATTTTTCGCACCCTTTTCATCTCCGAAAGACACGGGGTGGTATTTGTTAAGTTCCAAATACGATTTGATCAACTCATTATCTGACATCTCATCTTCACCCACAAACGACCTGTATTTTTTTAAGTTTTTAATTAACTCTTTTTTGTCAATCCCGTTGAATCCCGAAACTATGTAATTATAAACTGCTTGTTTAAGAATGTTTGGATTATGACCCCTTGCAGTGATTATGGAAAAAATTGACCCATTATTTATTGCTTCTCTAAAGTCATCGAAAGCTGGTCCAGGAATTGCCTTCATAGCGTCTAAAAGAAATTGTTTGTCTCCCATTTCTCTGAAATTTCTAAATGGATCTGTCGCATAACCAACTATGGTGTTACCTTCATACTCAAAGTCTTCTTTACCAATAACTTCCCTAAACTTAGCAAAATCCTCAGTACCCATTCCTACTTCGTCGCCTTGGTCATCCTTAAGGATTATTTTGGTTGGCATTTTTACGATGTTATCATCCCAGTCAAAAGCATAATACTTCATACTTGGTGTTGTTTCGTCTTTGAACCCTTCTCTAATTAGTCTGACCATAACATATAAATATTTAAGTTAATCTTATTTTTTATTGATACAAAATTAAGATATTCTATTCAAATTTGTAAAAAAATAAAAAACCCCTCATTTAGAGGGGGGTTTTGAGTTAGTTTCCTTTTGTTGGGAATCTTGTCCACTTCGTTGACCAAAGAGGTGTTGCGAGTTCAGGTATCACCGCATTTATTTCTGTATTACCTTTAGATAACGATAGTGTTTTTAACTGATCGTTAGTCAATATGGTAGTTGCTTTACTTACGAAATTAAGTGATGGATTGAATGTTCCAATAGAATTATTCTCGAAAACTGAAACTCCGTCCTTAAGAAATTGAGCGGTCTCATTACTTTCCAAGCTTAATCCACCTTTCATCCAACCCCAAATTACACTGTTTTTCATAGTGAACTGTGTTGCCCTTCTAAACCTCAAACCTAAGTTGTGATTTGGAAGTGAGGTAGCGTCGTTTGGACCAACCAAAATCATATTAATGAGTTTTGGGTGAGTGAATGGTTGTGCTAATGAACCCACACCATCATTATCACACTCTACTCCATTACCTGCATCACCATTATCTACAAATTGTGGATCCCTTTTTGAAACACCATTTGTGATAGTTCCTGTAAAACCAAAGTCAAAATCAAAGTCATCATCTGCAGTTGCAAATGCATAGAGGTACTTTGGTGATACTGTTCCACCAAAAAATTCGAAAGCGTCATCATTAGCATAAATCGTTTGTACATATTCGATTATTGTACCACTACCTACACCACCAAGAGTCAAAGCATTTATCTCTGAATTAGGAAGTGCTGCGATTCCAGCATACTCTATTCTAACATATTTAAGAATACCACTATTATCAGTATCATTTGTTCCACCAAATGGTCTACCGATTCCACCCTCTATTGTTGGTTCAGAACTTCTGTTTGTCTTAGATCTCCCTAAGATTACAATTCCACCCCAATCCCCAGGAGACCTCTCGCCGGGATTTTTACCTGAGGTGAAAATAATTGGTTTTTCTGAAGTTCCTTCAGCAATAATTTGAGCACCTCTTTCAATACACAGAGCACCCTTTTCTGCAACATCAGATATAATTGTTGTACCAGGTTGAATAATCAATTTTGCTCCGTCAGTAACGTATACATAACCTTTTAGAGTCCAAACTTTGTCTGATGTTAAAGTTATCGTTTGATTTATATTGCCTGTTAATGTGGTTTGAGAAGGTACATTAATTGGGGGGGTTCCTCCACCTAATTGTTTCTCACAGCTAATTAGAAATGTGGAAAATAAAAGAAATGTTAATAATTTTTTCATAGGTTTAAATTTAAAGAAATTGAGAGAGTTTGTTCGTTATTGATTTTAATTAACTCTCTGTTGTTTATTTTTTGATAGTATACTGTCGGTTGAGATAAGATGTCACCAACAGAAAATTTAAGTTCACCTTTTTTTATTTTTTTTAGGTAAACAATATCTACAACATCTCTCGAGTTTTCAAATATGTCGGAATACCCTTGAAATCCTACAGCCGAAATTCTATCTCCAACTCTATTATACGAAATATTAAATGTGTTACTTCCTTTATGAAAATTCAGTCCACCATTAATAACATAATTTGATTGTCCCTGTAGTTGTCTTTGTACTCCATTCACCTTTACATGTGAGTTCGAAATTGTTGAATTTGTATATACATCCAACCAAGAACAAATTTCTTTTCTAAGTTCAAATTCAATACCGTAAACAGTTGCTTTATCAGGATTTGTAAAAGTCAAAAGAAGGTTTGATGGTACAGATCCATCAGCAACAATTTGTTCGATTGGTCTTACAAAGTTCTTCCCAAATAATGCAACCGAAATATTCTCACCTGATTTTGGATAATATTCCCACTTTAGGTCTAAATTATAAATGTCCGTTTTCTCTAAGTTTGTATTACCTAAAAGTTGGGCATTTCTTACAAAATCGTAGTAAGCAAAGTTTGCAACTTCTCTGAACTCTGGTCTTGAAAGTGTTTTTGAAAATGAAGTTCTAAATTTTGTCTTGTCTAAGTTATATGAAAAGTTTACAGATGGTAAGAAGTCTAAGTACTCTCTGTTTACTTGGACTTTTTGTCCACTGAAATCTGAGGTTTCAACGTTGAATAAATTATATTCAGTTCTAAGTCCACCATTTATTTTAACTTTCCCAATAGTCTTATCGTACTGAACATAACCAACACCCAAATCAAAATTTGCACCATATCTATCTGTATTATTTGTGATTTCATTTAACATGTCGTCAGCGTCGTATCTGAATATTCTTGCTTTGAAATTTCTCAATTTTTTCAAATAAGATACACCAAGTTTGAAATCGTTTATCTCCTTATTCAAAGAACCGTTAAATGAATTTTCGTCCATAACAGACCAAAATCTATATGTGTCTCTCCAAGCGGTCGAGTACTCGTTATTGGTTCCTAATGACTTTGTTATAGGATTTACTCTGTAGTCAGGTTGGTCTCGTAACATTAAATTCCATCCTACACTAAAATCTAAGGTTTTTATTCTACCATCCAACTGTGAATTAATAATTGTCTTTATAATATTATTCGATGAGTTACTTCGTACATCTTGTACGTTATCATAATTTTCACCGTTTCTTGTTAAATAAGAATTTTCAATTTGGTGGTTAAATAAAGTTTTCCAAGAATATTTGTTTTGACCTAAATAAGTTAGATTCATCAATCCGTTAACTAATAATACTTTTGTGAATGATGTGTCTTTATATTTGTATGCCAATTCAGTCGATGATTGATAATCTTGTCTGTCAATATAATTTAAAGAAAAAGAATTTCTTGCGTTTGCAGAAACCAACAAATTCCATTTATCTTTTTTATAACCTAACGCAACATTCCCATTAAGATTTGGAAATGAATTATTTATCTTAGTTTCAGGAGAACCAACTAACTTAGTGAAAGATCTTCTATCACCGTTAGACGCAATCCTAAAATCGTATGTGGACGGAAAGTTGATGGGAAAGTGAATATAATCCACCGATTTGAACTTTTGGAATGTGGAAACGGTCCCGTAAGCCGAACCCATTCCTATTGTAAAAAAATTCTTAGAAACATCCTTAGTGTTAATTTGAATTATTCCACCACCAAAATCACCAGGTAAAGATGCAATTGCAGACTTAGAAACAATTATATTATCTATCAAATTGGATGGTATGATATCAAATGAAAAAGATCTTCTGTCTGGTTCAGTTGAAGGTAAAAGAGTTTTGTTTAAAATTGCTGAATTATATCTATCAGAAAGACCTCTCACTAAAACAAATTTATCGTTTTGGATTGTTACCCCGTTAACTCTTTTTAATGCATCACCCACAGTTCTATCAGGTGTTTTTTTAATAAACTCAACAGAAATTCCATCTGAAACAACTGAGTTATTTCTTACAATATTGATTACCGCAATATTGGTTTCTTTTTTTTGTGTTGATCGAATTTTAACTTCATCTAATTTTTGATTGAACAACGTGTCCTGAGAAAAACTGAAAATTGGAAATACCAATATCAAAAATAAATTTCTAATCATATCATTTTATTAACAACAATAATTAGAAAAGGTGTCTCGAATGATCTTACTTTTGATGTTAAGTTTTGGCTAACAAAAAACCCCTCACAAAGGAGGGGTTTGTTTTTTTGTCCGATTGAACTTATATGTTTTCGAACGAAGCTCCTGTTGGAGTGATAAAGAATTCTATTTCTATGAACTCAAGAGCTTTCGTTGGTTTCAAGTAAATTCTACCATTCAGTGTATTTCTATCCAAATCCTCTACTGAAGATGAAACTGTTACTCTGAAATCATACAAACCTCTATCCCTTCTGATTGAATCAAGAATTGGGTTAACACTATCCAAGAACTGTTGTCTTACTATTTGATCGTTTTGTTCAAAAAGAAGTCTAACCGCTACAGCTGAAATCAACTTACGTGCTTGTAACAACAATCTTCTAACATTCAATCTGTTAAGTGCTGTGTCAGCAACTTGGAGTGTTTTATTACCCCATATTACAGTTCCCACATCAGAGAAAGTTGCAATTGGGTTAATTCTCCCTTGATACAAGGTGTCTCTATCTTCTTGAGTTAGTTTTAATCTTGCTTTAACTGAATTAACCAAACCTCTTGTGTAACCCGCTGACGCGAACCATGGGAATGAAATATTATCAGTAAGTGCTAAGTTTCTACAAACTTCTCCTGTTGGAGGAAGATATATTTGAGTATTATTCACAGTATCTCTAACAAGAATCCACGGATAGTAAGTAGCCGTATAACTTGAGTCGATACCTGTATTGTCTAAGTTATCAACTGCTTCCTGAGGATATATTATAGCCTGAGGGTCAGTTGCGTCTGGTAAGTACATGTTGTAGTCAGGAGTTGTACAGATGTATACTGAATCAGCTCTTGAGAACTGAACCATATTAATTGCATCCTCAACAAGATTACTATTGTTAACATAATCGATACCTGTAGTTGCAAAAACATTAATGTTTGTAGATTCAGGGTTAGCGAATGTCAATATACCCAAAAGATATGCGTAGTAATCAGAGTTTGCAAAGTCTTGTGTATTGTTCTGAACAACAATTCTCTTGAATGTACCATCACCTGTTGCTGTTGGATAACGAGAGTCAGCTATAAATCCAGCCAAGAAACCGTTAGCACCTAAAGCAAATCTATCTTGGTTAGTTCTATGTTCTCTATATATGTCCCAACCATCAAACCCTTCCGCAAAACATAAGGTGTACTTTCTTGAATAAATGAAGTAGTATGGATTTTCTTGAGTTTCAGGATCATTTCTGAAATCAGCAACACCACACTGGAAAGCTGGTTCACCGCTAGTAACAAACGCATTTCCGATAGTAACAACTGTTGCACCTGAGTCCATGTGGAACCCTTGTGTCATATAATTCCAAGGAATTGAATCTGTTGCGGTATTCCATCCAGTAACAGGGTTTTGTTTACCTTTATACTGCAGGAAAGAAACATCAGGACCAAGTTGAGTTGAAAATCCTAAATAAGTTCTTCTAACATTATCTCCAGGAGATTCTGTAGTATCAGATGTTCCACCAAAAGGAGGATTGAAAATTACTTCCCCTGGGTAGTTATATTTTGTTTTAAAAATTGCTATTGGGGATTTGTTAGTATCAGATCCATATATTCTTTGAGTATATCCATTAAATCCACAAGGTAGTGCATCTAAAGGATAATCATCAGCCATTTCCACCATAATATACTTAGATAACAAAGCATATTCTCCATCAACGGAACCCACTTTCTTAGCAATGAAATTATTAGAGTTGGGGTCCAAAGTACAATTCGTAAACTTTTCAATAACAACAGGATTTTGATCTGTATCAAAGAAACTTCTTACCAAGACATCAAATGTCATGTTGTTAAATGATATGTTCGAAATTGAAACTTTGATTTCAGTATTCGCCTCACTGCCATCTGAGATGGAAACAAACCTAAACAAATTATAAACTTTATTACCTCTTAATTCTGAAACCAAGAAAGGAGTTCTAGGTGTTGTATATCTTTCTAAATTCCAACCTATTGATGATGTTGATCTACTTCTTGCACTTTGCAACTCAATAAGATCACAACTTAAACCTCTGATATATCCTTTGTTATAAAGATAATCTAAAACAGATTGATATGCTTCCTCAACAAAGACCGGTACTTCTGTTCTCGATTTTCCAAAATTATCTACGCCTAGTACCTTTGTAATGTATTTGCTGTCAGAAGCCTGCAAAGATGTTTCGAATGAGAACGTAATTGAATCATTCGTTACACCCGAAATAAGGAATGTAGAATAAGGATTCTTACTAACCCCTGAGTATGAACCAGTGCAAACTAATTGAAGATTAGTTGTTGCGCTTACTTCATAAATTGGACCATGATTAGGACTTGCATTTGTATTAGTGTATAATGAAATACCTCTTGATCTCAAAGTCGCAACCACGAGGTTATTGTACTCAGAATATGCACTTCCTGAAAGAGTATAAACATTACCTGAAATTGTACCACTGAATGTACTATTAGCACCAGTGAACATGTTGGTAACGACATAATCCCAAGAATACCCTGAGTATTCGTTTCCTGAATAGTTGTTGAAGGTTGCGTAATACCATGGGTCGTTATCAGACGAAGTTAATTCGTTATCCGCAATTCCTACCGCATTTACTCCAAAAACGTTATTAACATCTGAATAGGTTGAAACTAAAGTGTCATAATCATTTTGATTTAAAGATCCATAAGCAACTAAAGTTGTTGCCGATAAAGAAGGTGTTTCAGCAATACTTGTCAAAATATCCACGAAGTCATTCGAATATGTTGAAGTCGATCCATCACTTAATGTATACGATACGTTCAAATTATTATTAACGACTGTAGGAAGTGAACTCAAAAATTGTATTGTGTTGGCAGATGCCACACCCGAAAAAGTTGCACTCCAAGGGGTACCGTTATTTGGATCTAACCCTACTGTAGTCCCGTCTACGTTTGCAATTAATTTAAGAGACCAAGAAGGTCCTGCATCGTAACCTGACAAACCCAGAACTCTCGTTACAAAAAGTTGATTAGATTGTTGAAGGTATGATTTGGCAATATAAGCCGCTTCATATTTTGGTATTTGTGTATTCACAAATTTTGTTGGTTCAGATCCACCGAAGTAAGCCTGAAACTCATCATAATTTGTTATAAAAATTGGTTCGAAAGCTGGTCCCTTTATTGTTTCTCCTACAAGCCCGAGAGTCGTAACACCCACACTTTGAGCAACAAAGGATAAATCTGTTTCTGAAGTGTAAACACCAGGGGAAACAAAAACCTTTTGATTAGTTTGAACAGTTGCCATTATTATTGTTTTCTAAATGATTTATTTTATTGATAAATATTCATATGTGAATGAAAAAACTTTACTTTTTTCAATCTATTTATAATCGGTAGGAAAAAATTCTACCTTTTTTCTACCTATGGAAAAAAAGATTAAGAAAACTATCAAGAACATTAAAATATCAAAAGAATCACACGAAGTGTTAAAACACTATTGTGATAAGAGAGGTATCAAAATATATAAATTTTTGGAGAACCTGATATTCGAGAAGTGTAAAGAAAAAAAAGATATATACGGTGAGTACTAAACTAATTTATTATTGAACAACATATTACTTTCTTGTGTGTTGTCATCTTTTGTAATATCTAATCTTAAAACGTCGTTGGTATTGATTAATATTTTAGAAACATCGGTCCCATAATACTGAGAGTTTATATAAACATCCCAAGTAGATACATTATTGAAAGAATCCAAACTCATATCTACCGTATAATTTTGAACCTCATCAATCAAAGTTGTTCCACTTGGAAAAATAAAATTCTGAGTAAAAGTATCTTTGTTCTCATCAGATATTCTCTTATTTCTTTTTAGTGGTGATCCTTGTACTTCCATCATAGTGAGTACCCTTGAAATTGCTGGCTTAACTTTAAACTCTTCTTCATCGATCAGATAACCTAACATGGTGAAGTCATAGTTCTGTACATAATATTTTCTCTTGTCTAAATCCATCACACTTTCGTCTGAAAGGTTATTCATTATAATCGGAACATATTGACCTTTAATAAAAGTGTATGCCTGTCTTGAAGAAAATTTCTGTAAAATGACTTTATTAAATTGATTCAACTCCCTCATCCTGTTACAAATAATTCTAACATTATATGTTATATCGACAGGAACTGGTTGTGGTATTTGATAGATATCCATTCCTTGTTGGTTCCCATTCCAAGTAGGAACTGAGGCATAATAAAATGGTTTTCTATTTGGTATTGTGTACTGTAATGAAGGATTAGATCCGTACTTAACGTCAGGATTTCTGACAACAGTTATAAAAGGGGGTACAGGATTAAAATCGTAATCGACAAACTTCCAAGTTTCAACAAATTGAGACCAATTCTGAGTCGACAAAATTATATCCACAAACGGAACTTTTTTTCCCTCTGAAGATATACCAAGCTCATCTTTTACAAAATCTAACATTCCTCTATCCAAATCGGCGTGCAAAACGGATTTTGGTAAATAAGTCCCATCCTTATTAATATATTCCAACAACTGTTCACGTCTAGAATACAAAGTTTTTTTTGGGACAAGTTCTAAATCTTTTATAACTTTTTTTGGAAATGCCATTATTCTATTATAAAAATTTTATCTTTTAAATTTATTAAGTCTACCTCATCGGCTTGATATACAGGTTGGTCAGTTGCCTTGATTACAAAAGAGTCGTGTTTGTAAGGATTATAAGTCACAACTTCACCCTCAGGATCTGTCGGTAATTGTTCACATGGGTACTCACAAAAATCCACAAGATTACCGATAACAAATGCGTGAACATTCTTTCTTTTTTCTAAATTAACTTTTTCTCTACCTCCTTTCCTCACCCTAAATTCAACATCTTGAAGTTTTACATAATCCGCATGAAAAAAAACAATTCCTGATTTTTGTATTGAAAATGTTTGTTTGTGTAAATTATAGTACACCATAACTCTTTCACCAACTAAGTTAGCTGACAAAATACTTGTTTGAGACTCGTTTAATATAATTGTCATAATCCTTGAAATTCATTTTTATTTACCGGTGTAGCCAGTATTGTCCTGTAAAAAGGTTTGTATCCTCCGTAAGTGTGTTTATTATCAGAAACAACTTTACCATCATCAGAAACACTATAATATCTAACCCTATCTTCAGTTTCATAATACCCTATATAGTCACCGAAAGCAATCTCGACTTGAAGTTCATCCAAAGTTTTTTGATAAATAGAAACCCTTAAATTTCCTGGCTCCTCCAAACGAACTTTGGAATTACTAATTCTTTGATTTGTGGGTGACGTTATTTGTACAAAACCTTTCAATTCCACTGGAGGTAAAAATTTGATACCATTCTCAACCGCCTCACCATAGACATCATCTGTCTTTGTTTTATATCTATCAATTCTATACAACACCACAGTAAAGTTCATATCACCCTCAAGCCACTCTTGTCC